TTTATATACATATACAGCACCTAATGATACACCTCCACTTTGGTCTTGTTGATAAGGGTCATATCCTATCTTGTATAATCCTTTAGGTGCATTAGGTATTGGATATTCAAATATAACTGGTGCACCACTTAAATCAGTAATCTTAGGTTTATAATCCCAAACAGGTTGTAACTCATTTTTTAAATCAGGTAATGCTTTAACTTTACCATCTTCTCCTCTTATAAGATTAACTGCTTGTCCTTTCTTAAAATGCAATTGTTCTCTCTCTACAATATCCTTTCTTCTTCTAAGTTCAGTAATAGGGAAATCATTAGTAGATACTGTTAAGAAAGCTTCACTTGGTTTTAATGGATATTCTTGTACTCTACCTTGTATAACTCCTACACCATTAGCTGAGTTCTTTATAATAATTTCTCTCTGATTAGTTTCAAAATCAATAGCTTCTTGTGTAGCAGAATTACCTTGCTTATCATAAAAACCATCCATGTTCCAAAACACAGGATGAAAGAATCCACACTTAGTATTATCTGCATTGTCATCCCATATATTTGTGAATGGCATTAAGTTATAAGTAAGTGGGTCATAAAACATTTCAGCAAAATCTACTGTACCACTTTCCATATCACCACCTGTACCAAATATAAGTATCTGTCCAGTTACATATTTACCTGACCTAAGTGTAGGTTCAGTAGCACTATATGAATCTTTTAAATTAGGAAACTTACCTGCTTCCTCAAACAACACATAAACAGAGTCTTTACCACGAGCAGCATCTGGATTATCTTTAAAAGTAATTGCCATTACTTGTGAAGCATAACCTTTCTCAATAGCTACACCATTTAATACTTCTTTAAAAGATGCTTTCCTATATTCCTGCTTATCAATAAAATCTCTATTCTTTCTCCAACCAGTATGCTCATTTAAAAAGTTCATATAGTCAGTAGCCATACCCATTGTACCATTAGGATATAAATACTTCTTATCAAATGCACCAATAATAGAAAGAGAGTTTCTTGTATTATTATACTTATTAACTACTTTAGATGCATTCTTAAATGAGTAACCTTTCCTTCGGGATTTACCTACAATCATGTGTCTTCCACCATCCAAATATTCTTCCTGAATACTAACACTTAACTGTAGTTTATCTAACTCTTTCTTGGTGAGTCCATTATAAGCTATTTCAGTTGCCCAATAATAGTTATAATCACCATCCCAAAAGTCAGGAAACCCTTCTATCTTTTTAGCTTTCTTACCTGCTGCATTTTTCTCTACTCTCAAGATAGGACAAAAGTTAAGATAAAAATAATGGTCACCTGTTATCTTAACTCCTCCTACTGAATATCCTTCAATAGTTCTTTTAAGTTGTTCTTCCCAATACATTTGCCAGGATGGAGAACCCCAAGGGTCAGGACAATAATATCCATGTTTTTCAAAGTGTCTTGCTTCTTCTCTGAAAACTTCTGTATTAATCCAATGCCCATCAGGGTTTCTTACTGACTCTACTTTCATTATTGTGAGGGAGCTGCTGTTACATATTTCAATCTATAAAGAGTATGTGCTGTAAGTTGTTGCATTTCATCTAACTGATTAAGAATCCAACTTTCTGTGTACATAGACCTTGCTTCATCTATTTTTTGATAGAGTGATTCCATATACTGAACTGGATTCTGTATTACACTTGCTGAAAATGAAATAGTAAATTGACCATGTACAGCCATAACTGTTTCAGCAAATGTATCTAATAGCCCATCAAGTGTATCATAAAATGTACCCATAGCTTCATGTATTGCAAGAGATTTTACTCTCTGTTCAATATGAGTAATGTGTGCATCTTCTTTTGCCTTAAATAGGAGAGATACAAATCTTGAACATGACTCAGGATGTTTTCCCATACCCATACCAGGCATAGGTGTAGATTTCATTGACATAGTAGGTTCTTCAAAATACCCTGCTAAATCTTTTTTGTTTTTCATCATCTTTCAAATGGATTAATTTCTTTACCGGATTTTGTTTTAGAACTCTCATATAATTCCTGCTCAACTCTTTCCTTTAAATCAGTCATTGACTTAAGTACTTCATTAGCAGACTTTAATGCTGGAATAACTTCACCAATCTTATACACAGGTTGTCCTTTATCTGTTCTTTCATTAAAATCTATATTCTCAAAAAAGTTAATAGTTTGTTCTATACCTTTCTTTACAGCAGTATAATATTTCATAGATACAGATGCTTCTTGTAACCATTCATTATACTTACTAACTCCTTCTGTTACAAGATTGTCAGGAACCCACTTTTCATCTTTCCACAATCCTTTAATTACTTCTCTTTCTTTAACTTCTTGTGCATATCCTGCATAAGGATTTGTTTTCCTTGGTGATACCAAGAAGCAAATATAAGAAAATTCTTTTATAGCTGTTTCTTTATGTTTACTTTTATCTCTATCCCATATCTCTTTAAAGGGAGATATGAGAAGAATTTCTTTCACAGGAGTTACATGTGAATTATGCATTTCAAATATTTCTACCATTACAATTCTATTAGTGTAAAGTTTATCAATTGATTAGGTTGAAAAATCTTTATAGCTTCAAACCATTGTTGGTCAGCAACTATATGACAACCTGCAGACCATTGGTCTACTATACTACCTAATCCACCTTTATGAAAATTAATTCCATAATGACCAAAAGTTTTAATTTGCTTATCTACCTGTGCATTTTTATTTCCATCTCTCCATATATTTATAGCACCAACTTGATGAAAATAAGGAGCACCTAACCAAAGTGATTTCCAATTAGCTGATGTAATAAACTTATGTGAGTTTAATACTTGTTGTTCACATGATACTGCAGTACCAGTTATACCACCAACAGTAAGTGGATTATAAACATAAAAATTACCTGCTTTAGTAGAACAAGGAAGTATCATATCAGCTATCCTGTTATTAAACCTTATAACTACATCAGTAAACTTATTATTAAACTCTTGATTAGTTCTAATCCAAATGAGGTCATTAACAGGTTTAACCCATCCTCTTTTATCCATCTCTGCATCTACCCATTGCTTTGCTGCAGTAAGTGATAATGGTCCAATAATACCATCAATATTACCTGTGTAATATCCTTTGTCTTTAAGTATTTGCTGAAAGTGTTTCATCTTATAATTAACCTTTGAGCTAATGTAGTAAATTGTTTTTCCATATCCTTAAACCTTACATCTATTTCAGTAAGTGCAGTAATATTTTCCAAGTAAGGTTCCATATCATGATTAAACCTATCAAAAATATGTAAAAAGCTATTAGCCGAATTAATAACTTCTTGTGCTCTTGTGAGTAAATAATCTTCTGTAATTTCTTCAGGCATTTCTTGTAGATTCATTTTTCTTTAGTTTTAATTGTTCCTTTAATAGTAATTACATCTTTTGAATTATCATCAAATATAATAGTAGCAGACTTGCTAAAATCAAATGATGTTAATCCTTTACCTTTTAAATGATTAGGAAAAGTAGGACTTTCATAATTAAGTGTAATGATGTTACCTTCTTTTTTAGAAGTAGTACACCCACATGCAGGTTTAACTTCTGTAATCTTCTTAGGGCCTAAATACTCAAATTCAGCTCTAAGTGCTTGCTTTGGTTTTACTTCACCAAAATTGTAAGTAGTATGATTCCACATTATTTTAAGATTTTAGTTTTATATTCTTTCCATTGTTTCTTAGACATCATAGGGTAATAACATTTACCTTCACATTGTTTGTCTGACAGCGTAAGTGCAGGTATATCACAACCACAATGTTTACATTGTCCATTGTCATAACACTCTTCATCCATTACTTTTAGTCTTTCTTCAAACTGTTCTTGTATATGTTTCCTTATTAAGAACTTGAATTTAGAATAATACAATACTTCCCTTGTATGTCCTTGTATATAATACCATATATCACTTGGACTTCTTTCTCCTTTCATAATACTCCTTAAAGAGCGTAGGATTTTTCTCAACATAATTCTCAAGTGTTTTTAATCTAATAAAACATTTACTATTCTCAGTAATCCAATCCTGTGTCCTTACTAATCCTCTTAACTTTTTTACCTCCTGCATTATAGGTGCAGCAAATATTTGAAAACTACCAAACCCCTTCAACCTTACATCAGGTAAATCATCATCTGCCATCCTATTCCTAAGGTAATAAAAAGTATCATTTATTATCTTGTAACATTGTGCTTCAGTAAGCTGAGGATATTGCTCCTTTATAACACTATAATACCTATTAATACATGTGTACTTATAGTCCATTAGTTACATTTATTATCTGTAAAAAATATTCTTGCTTATCATCATTAGGAACAAGAAGGGTAGGTATCTCATTAGAAGGAGAAATAAAACCTTTTTGTTTAAGTGTCTTTATATAATTAGATAACCCACCATCAGATAAAGAAAGTTCCTGTTTAACCAACTTCTTAGCAGTAGATCCAAACCTATCTTTACCTATGTCACCTTTCAATGACATAAACAGAGCAAGTACTTCAACTTCTTTAGGTGTAAGTTTAATAGGAAGCAATGAATTTACTATATTTAAATGTACCTTATAATATTCATTTGCAGGTAATTCTAACCTTTTACTTAGTGCTTTCATTTTTACTTTAAATTTTCTTTAGAACAAAGATATGAATTTAGAGTTTGATTTAATTTTTTTCTGAAAAATTTTTTTAGTAAAATTTTTTGTGAGCTTTAGGTAATTTTTTATAAAAAATTTTGTGACTTTTAGGTAAGTGTGATTCCCCTCTGCACCCCACCCCCACACTTGCGTTTTCATTTCACCACCCCTCCCATCAATCTCCTAAGTTTTTTTCTTCGCTCCTAATTTTATTTTACCCATTCACTCAACCCCCAACCAATGCTTGGCAGAGATTTTTCTGCTTAACTTTTAAACACCTATGACTATGTCTACTCAAGGTTCAGCTAAGTTTTTCACCCCTGAAGAATTTTTTACAGAGTTTAAATTAGAAACTCTGCGCACTGTATTAAATACAAAAACCGGAAAGGTTTCTGTACTCATTAATGAGGGTACAGAAGACCAGGAGTTTCTTCCTGTGTCTAAACAGATACAGGAAGACCACAGTCTATTAGAATCTGAAAACTTAAAGTTTTGGGTTCCTATTGAAACTGATAAGAGAGGGAAGCAAACCCTTGATTATCAGAGTGGTTGCTTAATTGTCTGCACTCCAGGCGATTTAACCAAGTTTGAAACCAAGGGTATTTCTCTCGGTTTCTAAGCTTCCTAAGTATAGCGTAATCTGTTTAGTCCTAATGCTGTAGGTTAAGCATCAGATTACGTTATACTTTCTCTTTAACTCATCTTTTAAATTATAATTATCATGAAAAGATTCTTTCAAGCTATTGGAATAGCATTCTTTGTAAGTGCTATTGTATGGACTATTATTCTAATGACAGTTGCATTACCTTCAGTAAATGCTCCTGCTCAAATAGTAATGTCTGCTTTCTCTACTATATTCATTACTGCTTGTTTCATCTCAGCAGTATATATATCTGGAGGATTTGAAAAGGGATAATATCCCTTTTCTTTTTATCTTTACTTCCATTCACTCAGCCCCCTACTTATTTTTGACAGTACCTATTTATATTATTGGTTGCAAACAATAATATAAATACCTTT